TACGGCTTAGAAGGCCGTTGCTCTATCCAACTGAGCTAAGGGCGCACGGAGAAGAGTGTACTTCGCGGTGGTGAAACGCCTGGAATTATACGGTCAATGCGTAGTGAGTCAATGCCTTTTCCGCCTTCTCTGGCGATAATGACTAGCTGATTGTAAATACGGCTGTTTTTTCAACATTTATCCCTCTTTTACGGGCTGCGAAAAGGCTTAGCCGCTTTTAAGTAACGCCTGCTGTTTTCCTGTTTACTTCACCTTCACACTGTCCTGCGGTATCCCGGCCGCCTGGAGGCTGGAAGTGAACAGGACGACGGAGTGACAGCGCCAGAGCAGACAGGTTTTCCCGCGTGCGTGCAGCACATCTCACACGACATTACAGGCATTAAGCTTGAACCTATTGTCGCCCTCTCCTCTTCACGCGCGGTGGGAGCCGAAGTGCTCAGCGTGCTGTCGCCGCATCAGCAAAGCGAAAGCTTTTTCCAGGACTGGTCAGCCACCCGGGCGCTTGTGTTGCTGGAAGCACAGATCGCCGCGTTAAAAAACCCCTTCCCCTGTGACAACCTTTTCATAAATTTGCCGATAACCGTTCTGACCATACCGGAAATGTTCCAGCGTTTACTGCAACTTAACAGCCCACCGCTGAACATTGAACTCGTGGAACCTGCCTCGTTCTTTTCACTCTCAGACCCGGTACGTCAGAGGGTGAGTTGTGCGCTTCAGCAGTTGACCGCGCGGGGACACCGGATCTGGCTGGACGATATTGATGAAGCGTCAGGGCAAGCATTTTTATCCTGTCGCCTGCCGTTATGCGGAATAAAAATCGATAAGATCGCTTTCTGGCGTTTACGTGAAACGCCGGCGCTGACACAGCTGGTCACCCTTTGTTCAAAAATTGCTGCGAATGTGCTTATTGAAGGCATTGAAACAGAACGGGACCGTACATGCGCGCTTCATGCTGGCGCGCGCTTCGGTCAGGGATATTATTGGCCATCCTGGAGATGGCAGGAGGACTGAACGGTCATCGCCAAGAGGGAAGCTATGCGAATGACAGTACGCCGTTACCGGCGTCGTCGGACAGGAAGTGATTCACTGGGTTCTACGCACTCGCCTTTTGCTCTCCCATTTTTTGATCGTCTCGAATATTTGAGCCAGTCAATCAACCAGACCCGCAAAACCGATGCTCCCTTTATCATTCTGGTCACACAGGATAATTATTTCCGTTCCGGTTTTCTGAGCGGGCAGTCGCCCCTGAGCAATTGCTGCGACTATTCCACGCTTGATGCCGCTCTCAGTGATTTAAATCACTGGCCTTCATCGCGTCTGGTAGTTGACATTGAAAGCCGCGCCTCGCCGCTCATTGACCTGCTGGACCGATTACGCCGCCACAGCCTGTTCGCCCCCTACCTGACACCCTACCTGCTCGTCCGCGCCGATGATTATGATGCTCGCCTGTTTTGTAAAGCGGCTGGCCCTTTTCATGTGCTTGAACGCCAGCTTACGGCGTTGGCTATGCAACAAACCTTGCTGGAAACACCAGCACCCGCCGGCAACCGCAAAGAGTGGTTTTCACGGGATGAATGGCCGATCTTACAGGCGCTGTCACAGGGTAGCTCCTTGCGTCAGATCGCGCAGTTACAGAACCGCCCATATAGCCGCATTATTTACCGTCTCAGCTGCATCCTGGCGAAACTTGGACTGAATCATCGTCATGAGTTGCTACATCTTCTCAACAACCTCTCAGATTTCACGTATTAACGTATTCAGTAACTTCTTAATTCCTAAAGACCTTTAGGAAATTACTTAGGATGCATGTTAAATTTTTGTGTTTTTTAACAAAACTTTCGATTTTATAACTATTCCTAATTCTTGACCTTAAACCATGCGAAATGCTGCTGGTACGCTCAACGAGAGTGATTTTATCCATGCGTTAAGGTTCTGGCGCTTCCGTTAACAGGATGATAATGGTGTAAAAACAAGCGATTTACCTGTAAAAGAATGCGATGAGAGGTGAAGAAAACAGCAGATAGTGCTGTTCTGTTGTTGGGAACGGCAATTTGCCAGGAGACGTTTGAAACGGAGAGATGACGCACGAAATGGCGGATTTCAGGGATGGCGGGCAGGCGGGATGCTGGTTGTCACAGCCCGCTTACTGTTAACATTCATTTAACATACAGTAAAATCGTTTATTTTTTGTTATTACATAAAGATGAAAGTGTGTGGTAAATGCAATATCAGGACATTTTTGCTAATTTTAAAAAGTTAGTGATTCAGATCCAGAACATAATAATCAGCAATATATGGATATTAATTTACAGGCTTTTCGGACAATACTTAAACGGTATAATAAGACGTGTTTGACACGCGAATAAGAAAAATCATTTTGCCATAACCAGCCTTATGAGATAACTGCGCTGAGGCATTGATATCACCACTACGTAAACAAGGATGCTTTCGCTCTTCCCAGGGACATTTACCGTACAAGGATCTGCGCAATTATCCTTCCGGCTTTTCGAGAGTTTTAACAAAACTCAGCATAACGCTTTTAACAATCTGAGGCATAAAAAATGAAACCGGCATCCGTTATCATTATGGACGAACACCCTATCGTCAGAATGTCGATAGAAGTCCTGCTACAGAAAAATAAAAACATCCAGGTCAAACTGAAGTCAGGCGACAGCCACGAAGTGCTTGACTGTATACGCAACCACCCCATTGACCTGGTCATTCTCGATATTGAAATGACGGGCACGGATGGGTTCGTATTACTGAAAAGAATCAGGAACTTAAATAAAGACATTAAGGTTCTTTTCCTCTCTTCAAAATCTGAAGCCTTCTACGCAGGACGCGCCATCCGCGCCGGGGCAAATGGTTTTGTCAGTAAGCGAAAAGATCTGGGGGAAATTTATAACGCGGTGGAAATGATACTGACGGGCTATTCTTTCTTCCCTTCAGAAACATTAAGTTTTATAAACCATCTGGGGTCGCGGACGGGCGCCGCTGTTGATATGCCATTATCGAATCGTGAAGTGACGGTTCTGCGATATCTGGCGAACGGATTATCTAATAAGGAGATTGCGGATCAATTATTACTTAGCAACAAAACAATTAGTGCCCATAAGTCTAATATCTTTTCCAAGCTGGGCGTGCAAAGTATCGTTGAATTAATTGATTACGCGAAAGCGCACGAATTACTGTAATCCCTCTCTCTCCCTGCAACATATAATCGTCACAGGGAGAGTGGATACGATTAATTATAATTGATCATGAACGTTGCATCGGCGTCAGCCCGGCCCGGCTGCGGATTATCCGCCGTGGCGATATAATTGGCATAAAACGACAGTTCTGCATTTCCCTGCGCATCCACCGCCACCGTCTGGCTGGCCTGCTGCAACGCGAGGCGCGTTTTATCCCGGTCAAGGATCTCCACGGCCACGTTGCTGGCCGCGCTGGCATCATTCAGCGCCAGCAGGCTGTTATCATGCCCGTCCATCTTCCCCGTAAATGTGACCGAAGCTGCCCCCGGCGGGCATCCGGTCAGCTTCAGGGTGAACGGCACAGGCTGCGTCCGGCTCCCCGTTGTGCGGAGCTGTTTCGTGGGCCAGGTGCCGAGCGTGACGGTTTTATTGCTGTCGTCCCCCTCCGCCACGCAGGTAAAATCCACGATATTGCCGTAGAGCTGAATGTTAATTTCCCCAAGCGCCGTCTCTGCGTGTGCAGGGGAGCAAAGCGCAAAGAGCGCGACGGCTAAATACCGTATTCCGTTTCGCATATCTGCTCCTTAGTCGTAGTCGACGCGTAAATAGCCGCGAGAGGTAAAACGCCCCTCGGCAGGTTTTTTACCGGTCACGCTGACGGGCCACGCGCGGATCCCCACCTGTGCCTGAGCGCTGTCGTCCAGACGGAACGGGATTTTGCTGGTCAGGTTGTTGGGCGTCAGCGGCACGCCATTACTGTTGGCAATCACAAAACCCACATCCGCGTTATCGGAAACCAGCGTACTGCCTGAAACCTTCTCCGCTTCAACACGCATCGTGAGCATGGCGTTCGCCTCGACGTTGGTGCATTTTATGCCGATGGTTTTGCTTTGCGCTGAGATCCCCTCCGGCTTATTCCCGATGCCCGCTTTACTGAACAGGGAGGCGCCGATGTCTCCGAAATCGAACTCCACCACATTCCCGGCATTAATTTCACAGCTCTGAGGCACCTGAATGGTCCCGCTGTAGCTGATGGTATAAACCGGCGTGGTGAGCGGATCCGAGGAGGTCGTGGTGACGTAAACCCGGAACATGGTCGCCCGGGGGATCACCACCATATTGATAAAGCGTCGGGTCACCTTAAGCCGAAAGACGAGGCTGGAATCCTGTACACCAAACGGTTTGTTTTTAGACACGTTCGGATGGCTCCCCATCTGAATGTACTTTCTGGGTGGATAGAAGGTGCCAGCGTAGCTGTCGGTGATTTTCATCGCTCCGTCCAGATAGTCGTTAAGCTTCAGATACTGGTAACCATCGCTGGTGCCCGTGACCGGGAAATCGGTAACATAGCTGCGCTTGGTGGTGTTCCCGGACGTTCCCTTGGGACAGACGGCGTTAACACCCACCCACTGAGACTTCTCGCTGAGTGTGACAATCTGCCCCACCTGGTTATTGGAGCTGTTGAATTTATCCGTCAGGTCGTAATACACCTCCGTCGGCACGCCATTTTCATTGACGCAGACGGTGGCGAACGCCTGAGATAGCGGCAAAAATGCCAGCAGGGATAGCCCCAGATAATGGATTTTATTCACAGCGGATCCCCTTAAGTGTGATCGCCTGTTGCAGGCTCTGTTCTGGCAGGCTGTAGGGCGCACGACACTGGGACTGCTTCCCGTCTCCCCACTGAATCAGCAGCTCCCCGCTCAGTGGCAGCCCGCTCAGGTAAATCTGACCGTCATCTCCCACCATGCTGGTTACGCCGCTCTGCGTCTCACGCACCACCGCCCCAAACGGCACAGGCTGGTTATCACGCTTAACGGTGAGCAACGCGCGCACGCCGATGCGGGTGTCAAAACTGGCGCGCACCAGCGCACCGTTCGTCGGCACGACGCTGGAAACGTTATTTTCAATGTCGGTGTTGTTGCTCATGGTGTTAGTGTCGAGCGCCACGCGGTTGTAACGATACACCGTGGCGTACGGCATCACCGCATAGCCACGCCAGTCTGTTTTGACACCGGTCTGGTTTTCGACGCTCACGCCTGACGCGCCCGGCGCTTTGATCAAGACGTTGGTATCGCCCAGCGGCTGACTGAATGTGATGCCGTCTGAATGCCCTACCACGCCGCCGGAAAGCTGCCAGTTGAGGTCGTGCTGATCCCGCGTGTAGTTGTAGCCCACGCCCAGCGTACCGTACGTTGCCTGCCAGTTAGCGCTGGCGCTGCCGCTGGCACCGTTATTGCTGGTGTGGCCCTGCGTAACGCTGTAGTTCAGGTTACGATCTTTTAGCAGCGTTCCGCTGATCCCGGTCTGCCAGCTGGTATCACCGTCGCTGTTACGGCTGGCAGAGGCCGTGGCATAGGCCCGATCGATCGCGTTATCGCGACGGTAGCCGTGACGGGTGAACAGGCTGAACGGGACGGAGACGTTGAACGAGGCGATCCGGTCGGTTCCTTCAATGCCGACGGCCTTGTTCCACGACCAGGATAAGGCGTAGCTGACCCCTTTCACCCCGCCCGCGTAGCCAAGCTGATACCAGACGTTGGATTCGCTGGTGCCCCAGTAACTTTGCTGGCTGCCCGACACGTACACCGAGCCGTAATCGCCAAGAGACTGGGAGATATTGAGCTGGAAACGCCCTTTTTTATTCAGCGTCAGGTTGTGATAGCTCTGCACGTCCGGCACGCCGTCATCGTCCTGATCGTCGCCATACTGGTAGCCTTCCATTGTGCGCCAGGCCACATCGTCGAGGGTGTAGAAGCCTTTGGTCGAGTAGCGATAGCCCAGCAGCTGAAAGTTGGTGCCGAATCCGTTAAGGGATTTTGCGTACAGGAACCGCAGGGACTGCCCTTCATGGCGGCTGTCATCGGCAAGCTGGCTGCGGGCATGGGTGAGATCAAGTGAAACCGCCCCCCAGTCACCGAGGTTTTTACCCGCGCCAATGGCGATGGCGGTATAGCGCGAGGCCAGCTGCGTTCCGCCGTACAGCGTGTAGCCGTCGGCAAGACCCGCAATCATCGTACCCTGAGTAAAGAACGGCGTGTCCTGCTCGCTGTTGCCGCTGCGATAGTCCCCTGCCACCAGATCGTATTTCCAGCGTCCTTCACGCTGGAGCAGCGGAACGGTGGAATACGGGACGGTGTAGCGCTGCTGGCTGCCGTCCTTCTCTTCCACCGTCACCTCCAGGTCACCGCTTGAGGAGGTCGGGTTAAGATCAGTTATCGCAAAAGCCCCCGGCTGCACATAGCTCTGGTAAATCACGTATCCGTTCTGGCGGATCACCACTTTGGCAGGGGTGCGGGCGATTCCGCGCACGGTAGGCGCGTAACCTTGCAGACTGTCCGGGTACATACTGTCGGACGAATAGAGGCGACCACCGCGAAAACCGACGCTGTCGAAGACATCGTTACCGGTGTTGCTGTCGCCAAGCACCAGCTCGCTTTTCAGCGGGATGATCGTACGCTGCGCCCAGGTACCAATATTTTGCCAGCTGCTGTGCCGCTGGCCGTTGCTTTCGGTATAACGCCACGCGCCGTTATTGCGTAATCGCCAGGCGCCATAGTTCAACCCGCTTTGCAGGTTCAGATAGTAGCTGTCGTCGTCGCTGCCCCGGTTGCCGGTAAAGCTGTAGTTCAGCAGCGCGGCAGGGATGCCTTCATCCCACTGTTCAGGCGGAATATATCCGCGGGCGCTGTTTTGCATCGCCACCTGAGGCAGGCTGACGTTCAGGCGCAACGAGGCGAAGTTGAACGCCGCTTCGCTGCCCGGAATAGCCGTTGTGAGCGGAACGCAGGTATCGCCCTGCACGTTGCTCAGTTCCGGGAAGGCGGCGATATTGACGCCAAAGCGATCGAGCATCGCGCGCGTAATGCACGGCGACAAACCGCCTGCGACCGGCGGCGTGTTGTCAGCTTGCTCAAACCGCACGTCCTGCGTGCCGATAAACTCATCGTTACGCCAGATATCGACGCGATAGACGCCCGGTGCCTGCTGGTGGCCTTTTTCAAAACGCGACAAATCCGCGACGTTCGCCGTGTCATCGGAGAGAAACGCCGGGTTAAAGTAGCTTTCGCCCCAGCCAGCGAGTGGCCAGAGCGTTGCCATCAGTGCCAGCGCAACCGGGCAGTAACGCCATTGAGTGTTCATCGCCCTGTCTCTGCTCACAGGCTGACGCTACGCGCCGGCGTAATGGCGCCATAGTCATTCACACTCTGCCAGGAGAGCGTGCCGCTCGTAGCGGCAGGCAGCACCTGCTGCGCCGAGCTTTTAGGAGCAACCATCAGGTTATCCAGCGTCTGTCCGCCGAGCTTCAGATTGACCAGCGTGACGTAATACGGTGAGGCATTGCTCACCTTAAGATGGTTGCCGACGCGCTCAAAGCGCAGCTGTGAGAGCGCCTCTTCCGGCGGCATCGCCAGGTTAGCCGGGCGAACAAACAGCTTGATACGTGACAGAATAGCCAGTTGCAGGACGTTGTTGCCGTCCTGATGTTTTTTGCTGACGGAGGGAATCGCTTTGACGTTCATGTAAAAGAGCGATTCGCGATCGGCAGGCAGCGCCGGGCCTGCGTAGATAATGCGCAGGGTGTTTTCGCTGGCCGGCTCGCTGACAAACAGCGGCGGCGTGACGGCAAAGGTTTTTTCCTTTTGCCCGTTGGCATTTTCTATCCACGCGTTAATTAAATAGCGCTCTTGTTTATTGCTGTTGGTGATCGCCAGCGACGTTTGTTTGGCATCGGCCGGATAAATAACGCGCGTCGCGCCCAGCGCAATTCCGCCGGACGCATTCGCGCTGGCAGAAACCATCATCAAAATAAAAGATAAAAACAGTCCAGGTTTAATCAGGGTGTTCATCACAACCGTACCTTTAATAATTAGTTCGCAGGCGTCAGGGATAAATCAACGTAAACCAGACATTCGACTGAATAGTGCCTGGTACAAGGTGTTCGGAAATTGCCCGGTAGCGGGCGCTGAAATGAAATACCAGCTCGCGGGTGTTAATGGGTAACCAGCTCACCGCCGTCGCGTTCGGGATGATCTGACGTTGCTGTTCGTCAAAAAGCGCCAGCCCGACACCACTGCTGACCGCATTTTCCCCCGGCCGCGATGTCGCCAGGAAAACCTGCGGGTCTTCTGCCGGTGTCACTCCCTGGAACTGGATCCCCACGGTGCGGGAGACGTCCACGCTGCAATCCAGCAGACGTACGGTGAAAGGCACATTAACCGTGGAAAAGCTGCCGACGCCGGAAAAGGCGTTTGTGCGGTATTGCCCCATATCCACGCGCATATTCTGGCTGTCCGGAGCCACGGCGCAGCCGCCGTTAACCAGCTCTCCCCTGAGGTGTACTTTGCCGCCGTCAATAACCACGGTATGTGCGTTTACCGCTGGGGCAATCGCAAGGGCGCACAGCAGTATCCCAGTCCTTGTCATCCTTCGCTCCCGGTATAGGCGATCAAAAGACCTCTTCCCTGAGGCCAGCCACATCCCTGTACTCAGGCATTACTCGTATTTCATTACGAATGTTGCGTCCGCGTTTGCCTGGCCTG